AAAATGAGCGAACAGGCGCAGACAATTAAAATTTATAATCTGCGTTCAGATACAAACGAATTTATTGGTGCAGGTGATGCATACATTCCGCCGCATACCGGATTACCGGCTAATTGTACTGATATCGTCCCATCTGAAATTCCGGCCAGTCATATTGCTGTATTTGACTTTGAAACCCAGACATGGAGCCTGAAAGAAGACCATCGCGGTGAGACGGTTTACGACATAACAACCGGTAATCAGATTTATATCTCCGAACCTGGCCCGTTACCCGAAAATGTCACATCAGTTTCACCAGATGGTGAATACCAGAAATGGGATGGTAAGGCGTGGGTAAAAGACGAAGCGGCTGAAATAGCAGCGCAGCTTCGTGAAGCGGAAGGGACAAAAAACCGCCTTTTGCAAATGGCATCAGGGAAAATTGCGCCGCTTCAGGATGCAGTTGATCTTAATATCGCAACGGATGATGAGAAAGCGCAGCTCGACGAGTGGAAAAAGTATAGGGTACAGGTAAACCGGGTTGATACATCTTCCCCTGACTGGCCGGATATACCACGTTAAATATTCAGGCGGGTTTATTGCCCGCCTTTTCTTTTTCCTATCGTTGTACCATCAACCGGACAGCCGGTACAAATAGCCCCTCTTGTGTACTGACCTGAAAATATACTCACCCCTTAACCACGGAGTTAACCGGATGAGTGATTTTCACCACGGCACGCAGGTCATCCAATTTAATGGAGGTACGCGCGTCACATCCACGATATCGATCGAAATCGTCAGTATGGTCTTTACGTTTAGCTTTGCCGAAACATTGCTCGCGTTTATATCATACGTTTGCAAATAATTATCTCCAGGAGCTGATAGTCAAACTGCTGGTATCCATAAAAATATGTTCATGCTTAAATTCTATAAAATTACAAAACTCTTCATAATTGTGCCGTATAGAACAATTAAAATAATGCCTTAGCCCACCGCAGACACCATCAATGTATGGATCGCCATAAGGTTTACTGTGCATAATTTCAAGTCCTTTTTTCAATGCCGGATGCTCGCTGCGGTTAACGGCGATAATCCCATTTTCAAGACTCATGCTATTACCTTTACGACTTACATGAACAGCAATACCATCAGGTAAATACAAAGTGCCGAGCTTACCTGTAAGTAACATATCAGCATCAAGATATATGCAGCCACCTCCAGTTTGCAGGTGATGGCAGCCATGTTTGCCCGCCTCCAGAAAAGCATTACTTCCTTTTAATAAAAAAAGATTTCTGTAAAAATCAAACCGTACATGTCCCAAGCGTTTATCATGGGACGAAACAAGGGACTCCTCTGGATTATTCTTTAAAACACTATTTAGACTCTTTTTTATCTCGCCAAGCAGATATTCATCGCGATCATTTTCTGGTTGAGCTTCCATTTTAGCGATGTTTTCTAAATAAATATCTGATAACTTCTTATCATATATGCTATAATCCAGATCGGAATTATAGATAACCTTTATATTTTCATATTGTTTTTCTAGTTCTGTAAACGCTTTTTTTTGTCCGGCACTAAATTTTCCATCAACTAAAATACCGATAATCCTTTCTTTTTCTATTATAGCTGCGTTGATAATATTATTGAGGTAGGGGTTTTGTTGAGTATTAATAATTGGGACTTGGTTTTCACCAAATCTGCCTGGGTTTCGTTCAAACCATTGAAAAAGTAGAGGAGTATGCTGGTCTAATGGTAATAAAGGATACTCAACTCCGGCAAAGTTTGCACTACCTGATGAAGGTAGGGTAATAGCTGGAGTTGCAGTATGAGAGTAGTTCTGGCATGAAATAAAACTTCTGACTCGAGAAAACATTTTTTCAACCTTTAATGCTATTAACGAAATAATACTATGATTTGTGATTAATAAGTTATCGGGTTTTGACCTTATTTTAATATATTGGAAGGTTTTTTGTATGAATATTTTTTTCCATATTTCCGTGTCATAGCTATCTGAAAAGACAGTTTTACCTAGTTAGTAAGGGGACTTAAAATTACATTTTTGAATAAGTATTTTATACTTCTTATACGATGTGTTTTTATTGTGTTGCAACGATACAGGGGAGGATTGGCGGGCGTCGCCCAAAGTCATCATCTGAACAATGGGAGCAGGCTGGGCGCCGGCAGCGAGAAGCTGATGGAGGTGCTGGACCAGCTTAACGCAAAAGACGGAAAGGGGACGCTGTACTTCGCCGGGCAGGGGATACCACAACAGTGGGCTATGAAGCGAGAAATGCTTTCGCTGCGGTACACCACAAGATATTCTGATCTATTGCTTGTTAAGTAACTTGTTCAATCAATTCCGGGTGTTGGCTCTTCACTTTCCATACAGCGCGAGACAGCGTGCCAGATAAATTCTTCTGCCGGCACGGCACAGGAGGAAATTATCTCTCCGGCTTACTTCCCTACAACATCATGAGATCCAGTGGGTTTGATGATGGAACGAGGATGTGATGGGGCATATATGGGACATAAAACGCCACTTGCTTTAAGGTAAACTTAGACGACTGATGTTTAAGCAAGCTCTAACAATCTGTTATTTAGTGCACTCCTGGACGAGCTTTATTGTTTATGAAAAATACATGACCATATGATGAGGATTATCCGCATCACACTTGTCCAGCGCCTCCACACCGTCAGCGGTGAATCAGTTAATCCAGCGTCCAATGGGTGAACGGGCGTAGCAGAGAGTTCTGGCAACGTGGCCGATACTGTCTCCCGGGTGCAGCGTCAACATGGCAGTCAGTCTGCGGGCATGGTTTTTGTCACGCGTTTTATGGATAGTTTTCTGTATCAGGCGTCGTTCGGTACGGGGAATTGGTGCTATGATCGGCATCGCTTAGTCCGGTTGGTGATTTGTGATTTTTGGCGATTGATCAAATCGCACAATCCGGACTGAGCTCCATCAAAGTGATCTACTATTTTGCGAAGCTATTTAGAGTTAGGGGTAGTATATATCCTTAACTCCAATAGGGCTGCTCTATATATAAATATATTAATTGCATATTTTTTTAAAGTCAACGATTTCTATGAATCACACGTTAAATATCACACTCCATTTTTAGGCTTATATTTATCCCAACCAACTAATGAAAAAACATCTTCGTGTGAAATAGCCTCACCATTAAGAAAAAATTTAACATTTTGTTTTACCAGATCATCATGTCGATTCCGATATACCCATCTTAGCTCATGTGCTGTAATAGAATTACCATGCTTTCCTGTTTTATTTGCGATATCACTTATAGCATCAACTAAATTGTCAATGACAAAAATAACTGACCGTTCCCTTAATCGTGTTTGGAATTCAAGACCGGCTTTACTTGTTTTTATCCAGCACTCCTCATTGGATAAGTCTGAATATTTATCTTCGGTAATATTGTATTTTTTATGTTGAGATAAAAATTCTCTAAAAAAAGTCCCTCTCTGAACATCATTCAATCTTTCTGCTATCTTCTCATCTTTATTAAACACGGCTCTATTCCTCCTGTCCCAGACCGCATCTGTTAATGTATTTTGAATAATAATATCTTTTTTTGAAAAATAATATAACGAATTAACTAAAGTATTTACTCGATCTCTTGCCTTACATAAACCATAAACCACATCTCCAGGCTGAAAACTTAACGCATCTCCTGCAGGTTTGTTACTAAAGGTAATATCACTCCTGGTAAGAAATTCAGGATTAAGCTTAACATAACCATCGGTACTAATATCTATATGTGCAGGCAGATTGCAGGTTGGTATTTCCCATACAATAGGGATCCTTGAGGATAAATTGATAGACTTTAAATTAACAGGAAGCTTAACTGGAAGTTTAATATTATCACAAAAGTTGATACTTAATTTTTTTAGCTTATCAGGCAAAATATCATCTATAACAGTACCGGGAACTGTTTGTATAAGTTCAATACTTAGTTCTTTTAACCCCTCAGGTAACATTTTCATTAATGGCAAGAAAGGGCAATTTTGTAAGTCTAATTTATCTAATTTATATGGTAACTCAGCACATAATATTTCAGGGAAATTTTGCAATGACAAAGAAGATAGATGCGGAGGAAGGGGAGGCAAAAATTTACCATAGCATGCAGTAAAACTCTTTAATCCATAAGGTAATGCGGGGAAAGTATAATTTTCTTCATATGCCTGCATATCTATAGATAGTGACTCTAAGCTATCTGGGAAATATGAAATTTTAATGGTCTGATTTCCAGATATAGTTAAACTTTTTAACCCATCAGGAAGATTTTGAATAGACTCCAGTGTATAGCATGAAGATAAATTCAACTCGGATAAATTATCAGGAAATACCGGAATAGAGGTAACATGATGAGCAGTAATTGATAAGCTCCCGGTATGATTTGCTTCTATTATTTTGTCGTAAATACTATTACGCTCCTCCTTCTCAATATCTGGGGATTCTATTCTCCATTTATTTAATAACTCAAGGTTTGATGTCGCCTCGTTACTTGTATATGCATATTGCAATATGGCTGGTTGGAATCCTATTTTCATGCACTTTTTCAATCTATATGTCAATACCAAGCTATCATTATTACATTTATTTTCATTCAGGCAAGATTGAGAACCTAGCCTAATACCGATCGTTTAAGAAGCTGTTAGCCGATTCAGCAACATGGAGAATTTGAAGACAATCCGGTGGGATGGATTACCGCAGTCACGTTGTCTGCAAGAACGTGACTGCGGTAGGCCGGCTGCTGTTTAGTCAGGACTGACTGTAACCGTGTTTATAGGTTTATAGATCGTATAGACCTCTATTGTGATGTAACATCGTATGTTGATCAGCAGATCGTATGCTGACGATTTCAAAGCTACAGTGTAATATGCACGCCAGTCGTTGATGGGGTAGTTATTGTGGAATGTCCACCGCTGTGTCCATCAAGAAAAATTTATCAGCATAGCGAGTTAAAAAATTCATATTTATGAAGAATATAAGAAATTTCTCCATCATTGCTCACATCGATAATTGATACTCCGTCACCCTCCGCAAACCCACGACAAAACCCTCTCAAGATCCCCGTAAAATAAGCGCTCACAAAAATGATACTGGTTGCATGTACAGTCAACCTACGACATGATGAGTCATGGTTTTTGTGTCCACCAGTGCGTCCATATCCTATGATGGACACAGAACCTTCCGTTCTGATGGACACATGCAGGGATAAATTATGGCTATTTCAGATAGTTATCTAAAGTCGTGCCTCGGGCGCGAACGCGATAAAGTTGAGGAGAAGGCAGACCGGGACGGTCTGTGGGTGCGTATTTCCAAAAAGGGCACCGTCACTTTTTTCTACCGATTCCGCTTCCTGGGTAAGCAGGACAAGATGACGATCGGAAGCTATCCGGAGTTCGGGTTGAAGGCCGCGCGCGAAGAGGTTGCTAAGTGGGCCGCCGTTCTTGCCAGGGGAGAAAATCCTCGGATCAGGCAAAGTCTCGATAAAGCCAAAATCAACAGCCAGTACACATTCGAAGAACTTTTCAGAGAATGGCATGCGATGGTATGCGTTCAGAAAGAAACATCCGATCAAATACTGCGTTCGTTTGAGCTGCATGTATTCCCTGAGCTGGGGAAGTATCCGGCGCATCAGTTGACGCTGCACAACTGGCTTACAGTTCTGGACCGACTGGCGCAGGGATACACTGAGATCACCCGGCGAGTAATTAGTAACGGTCGGCAGTGCTACTCATGGGCAGTGAAGCGCCAGTTGCTTGAGGCTAACCCACTTTCTGAAATGTCCGGTCGTGATTTTGGTATTCAGAAGAAAATGGGGGAGAGAACACTGGATCGCAAAGAAATTGCGATCGTCTGGCGAGCTATTGAAGACTCCCGCCTTATTGAAAGAAACAAGATCCTTTATAAATTATCCCTGATATGGGCGTGCAGGGTCGGTGAACTCCGTCAGGCTGAAGTTTCTCATTTCGATTTTGAGGAAGGCGTCTGGACCGTGCCGTGGGAAAATCATAAAACGGGACGGAAAAGTAAGAAGCCGATAATCCGCCCGATCATCCCTGAAATGCTCCCGCTGATACAACGAGCCATTGAGTTGGCGCCGGGCCGTTTTGTTTTCTCAAAATATGCAGACAAGCCGATGAGCGAAGGCTTTCATATGAGCATCAGCAGCAACCTTGTTAAGTTCATGCTGAAGGCTTATAACGAGCAGGTTCCGCACTTTACGATCCATGATCTACGCAGAACTGCGCGAACGAATTTCTCCGAGCTGACTGAACCACATATTGCTGAGATGATGCTCGGGCACAAACTGCCTGGAGTGTGGTCGGTGTACGACAAATACACCTATATCGAAGAAATGAGAGAAGCTTATAGTAAATGGTGGGCCCGACTGATGAGCATCATCGAGCCCGATGTTCTGGAGTTCACGCCACGTCAGACCGGATGAGTCGACCTTTGTTGTCACGGGGCAGATTCAGATGCGACATTGGACGGCGTGTTGGTCGTGACATTTCCCTGACCTGCCACTCATTGACCTTGGTTTTAAGCCATTTGTTGGAGCCACCCATATATGAACAGTCAGGCTCCGGGAATGGGTTGTTGTCGCTTGGTCGTTTACGGTAACGATCCAGCGTCCTGGAAGAAATCCTTAGCTGACAGCAAATTTCGCTGGTGCTCATCAATTCAAAGTCTCTAATTTTTTTGCTCATCGTTTTCTCCAGTGGCCTCGCAACAGGCCATCGCTAATATTCATTTTGCCTGCGCTGGCAGGCTCCACAGTTTCCGAACGCCGATCATTGCGGTGGCTACGTAGCTGGTGGCCCGGTTAACTACTTCGACAGGAACCTTTACGCCATCCACTACAACGGTGTAATTGGTAACGTGCTTTTGTCTGCCGTAATCGCCGAATTTCTCATGGTGTGCAGCCAGTGCAACATCACATGCGCGACGACCAAGCGGCGATTGTTTACTGCGATTAATAAGGCGCATATAACCTCCTTAGACGGGAGGGCGTAACCCCTCCCGATGCAATTAGCCGATGTATTCCGGTTTCATATCGTCCAGGGTGATGCGGTACTTATCGTGCAGTTCGTCGCCAAGATGACGTTTAGCAGCGCTAAGCGTACTTTCAGCTTTAGCAAACATCTCTGCGGCTTCCGGTTCGCCAGAGTTTGGAATTGAGTTGATCACTGCCTCGACTTTGTTCTGTGCATCGACCTGGTAGTAGCGCTTCACTGCTTTATTTTTCAATTCGGTGAACAGCGCAGTGCCCAGCAACGCTTTCTGTGATTCGATATCCGCACGGATTGCTTTGGCCTGATCAACGGAGCTTGCTGTATCAATGCGTTCGCGAAGATCGTCTGCAACAGCATCAACGTTAGTTGCCGACTCCTGTGCGCTGGTCGTGGTGCTAACCTCGCTGGTGATTTCCTGTACGCTCATGCGCTGGACTGGAACCGGGTTAATCTCGCGTTCTTCTCGTTGCTCAACCTCATCAGGGCTGTACACGCCGAGGATCACTTCCGGGCAGTACAGGCGAGCCCAATATTTAACGCCCAGATAAGCAATTTGCTGTTTAGGGTTGGAAACCCACAGCGGGGAATTGCGGGTAACAACGCCGGAGAGGTAAAGAGGTTCTCCCCAGGTGATTTCAGATTCACCCCGCAGAATGGCACCAACCTGAACGAACAGGCCGATCTCGTCCTCATCCGTCCAGCCACGAACGCGCTCAGTGACGGTGTACTTTCCGTTTTTCCCGTTTTTATCGCGTGTGATTTCCTTCGTTCTGGTGCAGCGCTCCCAGTCACCCCCATAGCGGTAATGAAAACGGCCATGAATGGCACTGGAGCTTGCGATTACTGCGTTGACCAGTTGTGCCTCGTAACCAAGAACACCGTTAACCAGGTGTGTTTTCTGCGCCACAGCGTAAGGGTTCATGCCCCATTGCATAGCCTGCATGA